CTTTAGCTCTTTATTCACATAGTCTAATCGCTCTCTAAACATATTATTAGTATCATGTAATTTTGTCTGATATTCCTTTGAGTTGGTATCATGTCGTAGCTCAGAATTTATTGGCATCGCTGCTAAGATGTTTGATTTTATCCTATTCAGTCTTTTTACTTCCTCTAGGTTGTTTACCTTTGTAAATAGGTAAGCATCTGTGTAATATGTGCCACTGTTTACTAGATCTGCTGGCTCATGCTCTACCTCATAGATATTTGTAAATAGCTTTCAGCTTTTTCTTCCTTTGTAGTTGTCTTTGATAAATCTTTTGCCCTCTCTTCCTATCCAACTGACAGCGTGTCAGTATGTGCTAGTTCCAAAGGATGTACCATTTAATATTCAGTCAGCTTTATAATCATTATTATAAGTCTGATTTCCTCTATATCAGCTACATAGTGTATAATTCTTAGTAAGAATCTTATCCACTAATTCTGTATCTCTTAGATTTATCCTATAGTAAGCTATTTTACCTAAATCTGAGTGGTGCTCATTCCAATAATCTGCTACTAGATTTACTGCAGCTTTTACATATCGCCCATTCCCTCTTATTCTTCCCCTGTTATAGCTTTCTTCTACTATTTCATCTATCTCTTTTTGTGTCCATTCATAGTTAAATAAATCTGATACAGCTCCAAAGGCTGAATATAAAGTACAGTGTGGCGTGATTCACTGGTTGTACTCATAAATCACTTGATCCTGAATAGACAGCTCAGGTAATCACTCTGCCTCTTCCCCTGTTAAAAGGTAGTCAGTATTGGATTCTCATAACCCAATACATCCATTATAGTTTTCTTCCATTGTCTTGTATTTAGTATATAAAAGCTCTCTAAAATCTTCTTTACTCCAGCTATATCATTTCATTATACTATTACTTCAGGGATGTATCGCTCTTTTGGATCATGTGGATCTATCTCTGTAAGCACCTCTCTTAGTCGCTTTACCACTTCAGGTCTCATTGCTTTTTCGCTAAAGTCTAGCGTTCTTAATAGCTGCTCTGCTATTAGTCTATTCTCATGTAGTGTATGTATAGCTCTGTGTGTAGATACTCTCAGCACCTCTAGGTTTCTTGGACATGTATTCCCTCACTGTGAGCGTGGTAGTATATGATGCACATTATATCAGTCTTTCCTCTTTCACATTATACAGTAAATAATGGATAAAAAAGCATTATCAGTGCAATTATTATTATAATTCAGACTATTATTTTTTTTCTTCTCCATCTGCCAATTCGTACTTTCTTATTGAAGTTGTATTGGTTTTTCATGTTTTACTTTATTTAGATAAACTGGTTTTTATTCGGCTAATATCAGTTTGAATTTGTGATAAAGTGGTTTGTATTTCGTACATCTGTACCTTTACAGTATCTAGTTCTGCTGTCTTTTCTTCCAGCATCGCTATTCTGTTATTAGTGTTTGCCCAAATCCCACCTAATCAAAAAATAAAAGCAAAGAATGTAATCCAAGTAGTAGGGCTTGTAAGGTAGTCTTTAATCTTTTGCATTTTCTACTGTTTCGTTATCAATTAAAGGATCAGCTTGAGATTTCCCCACTTTCTGCCCAAAATAGAATGATACGATCATAAGCATAGCATTATTGAATAAGCTAGTTTCTATCCCATTCAGAGTCAGGTATATAGTTTGGAATGCTAATACTAGAGTCATTATGATAAATACTAGCTTAGTTACACTAAATTTTGTCCAAAAGTTTTTCATGATTTCTAAAAAAGGAGGTAAATTTTTCTACCTCCAGTATAGTCAGATTTTTTTCTTTGGTGGATTTTTTATCCAAATACTGTTATCTTTATCATAGTTGTAATATGGTTACTGTTAAAACTGCTAAACAATTCTTCCCTGTTGTATGTTGTATAGCCCAATAATAATTTTCTCATTGACTTATATTTCACATTACTTCACTATCTATTATCTCTGAATTATTTAAAGCTGTTAGTTTACTACTAAAGTGTGCAGCTACTTCTTCATTATTTATAGAGGTCATCGTATATAGAAAAAATTTATATCATGTTGAAGAAAACGCCGTTGCAGGAGACAGCATTACATTTGCACGTATCATATACGATCAGTTATTAGCCATAGATAGAGAATCTATGGTATCATCCCCAAAAGTTGATACTTTCATTGATTTTGTAGCTGCTAATGAGTGTCAGTATGCTTGCTTTTTACTATTTATATCGTTTACCAAACTTTCTGCTGTCCATCCTTGTACATTCCCTCATGATATTATACTACTATATCATGAGCAACAGTCTTTTATTTGCTGCTCTGTCCAGCTATCTGAAACCCTTTTAAAGTATGTCCATGTAGCTGTCGGTGCTACAGCGATTCATACATATTGATGTACAGGAAGCCATGTATCTTTATTGGCATCTCTCCATTTCCATTTATCACTTTGTAATCATGGTCTCAGCTTAAACATTTCCTCATCTCTTGGTCGCCCAGCATCTTGGAATAATCATTCGTCCCCATTATTAAAATCATTTCAGTATTGCTTTCAGCTATATACTATCATTTTTCCCTTTGATTAGCAACTAAATCTAAAGCAAATAATTCTGGAGTATAGCTCGCCGTTCCTTTACCTTTTACCATTATCTGTAGACTATGAGAGGCTGGCAGTTCTAGCTTATTATTTAGATTAGTAAATCTAAACTCTCATTCCCAGTATTTATCGGTAGTGATTTCTCAGATTTTTCTAAAATGGTTGAAGTCTGAGTAATTTATCAGCACGTTTCATTCACTATCTATTATTTGCATATCGCTAGTGGACTGGACTGGTAAATCCCCCTCTAATCTGAATGTATATTGATTTCCATTTGTCTCTATATACTTCAAATTGTAATTTCAGGTAGCTCATTTCATTTTATAATTTGCAGTTGCTGAGAATTGGTAAGTATCTGAGCTTGTAAATGTCCAAAAATGATAATGATTAGCCATCCCCCAAAACTCTAAGCTTGTACTAGCACTTGGTAATATATAACTAGCAAATAAATCTGATTCCTCTTTCTCTAGTAAGTGATTTCATAAGATTATTGGATATTCTGCCATCCATTCGGTATTATATCTCCTTATAGGTAAGTCATCCTGTAGGATGGTAACATATTCTGTAGTATTTTGTGTATAGTTTACTATCAGATCATTGCCTTTTACTCTTAGTCCAGTTATCGCTCATGGTAGCTCATGAATAAAAGTCCCTCATTTTCCACCATAAGTCTGACCATAAGCAAATACTCTATTATCTTCTGTAGTTAGGATCAGATTATCTCTATATTCTACCATTCTTCAGTCAAATCTATACTGTTCATCGGTTTTAATCAGATTTTTTTTGTCTTTTTCTTCGTTTCCACCTAGTATAGCTACTAATTCCTGTCCATTATATACCCATAATTTACTTATTCCTCTATCTGCTCATACTAAATACATTAAATAGTCTATGTTAGCAGCTCACTTAAACTCACATCCATAAGCTATATATGGTGTTCCTCTTCCTCAGGATAGATCACATGGGATTATATATCAGTCTCAGTTCATGTTTCATATCATGTAAACCTGTTCATTCCATACCACCATTCAGATTACATCCATACTTACATCACTTTCCCATCACATATCAGCTATAAAATCATATATGATCTTATAATTTCATAGTCCATCTTCTATCCGAGATGAACTCCACTTATAAAGTGGTTGAAAACTTACTCATTTTATCCAATAGCTACTTGAATAAGCATAAGCTCATACATCTACTAATTTTCTATCTCTGATAGGTAAATATGTATAGTAATAGTTGCTATCTCAGTCCGAAGTTGTACCATCTGCTTTCTTCATCATGTGAGAAGCTACTGGTCATCCATCTATATCAATATATAATTTTCAGCTACTCCATACATAAGATGATACTTTTGGTGTAAATAAAAACTCAAGTGTTACATAAGTATATCATGTATATCTAGGAGATACTGGTATCTCTATCTCTATTCAATTATTTACAGTTATATCTCCTGAGAAAGTCAAATCACTTCCATCCGTTCAATAAGGGATTATTCAGTCTGTCTTGGCATCATAATAAAACTTATCAGATTCTAATAATGAAACTTTATTTAGAGATATATTGGCATCATCTCCAGCATATTCTTCAGCATAAATTCTTATTTTTGTCTTTGAAAATGGTGCATTTGGGATTTTTACACTAACGAAAGCCTTTTGTGAAGCTGTTGGCTTTGTAAATAAATAACCATCACTATAAGGCTGTCCAGTATCACTATAACTCAAATTAGTAATATCAGTAAACTCCTTATTAAAGATAAATTTCTGTTTACTATAAACAAAACTAGCTCTATCAGTAAACACTACAAAAGATCTCCATTCATCTCATTCATATTTTACTGACATATCCTGCACTGTTCATCGTGTAGCTGGTGCATAAGTTCAACCCCATCATCACTCGTATGAAACATCATAAACAGGGAAATTCGTACTAGGATCTATAAATAAAGTCTCTACTCCGTCTACTAATTCATAAACCTTTCAGTCAGTTTTTAAGATTAGATCTCCATCCTGTTTGATTATATCTGCTCAGGTAGTAGTTGGTACACTCCAAGCTGTCGCCTTTACACTTTTACTACTTGAGAAAATGTCTAAGTTTCTGCTTCTTAGACATCATGGCTGGCTTGAATACTTATCCGTTAGCTGTCCAGCAGGTAATCAGTTTGAATAAAAGTTTAAGTTATCTATTGCCATTATTTTTGTACATCAGAATAGTAAATACTTTGTACTCTTTGAGTAATATATCTCTTCATTTTCTCTATTTCCTCATTATATTTATTCCATTCTCTATCTGCTTTCTCAAAATCTTGTTTATTCTCCCATAACTCTGCCATTAGTCATTTTCTCATGACTTTAGTAAATTGCTTTAAATCTGAATGTCATGGAAAGAAAACATCCTCAATATTGATCTCACTTAAAGTTCATGATATAGGATTTATAGCTTGTATTCCTTGTATCTCTAAACCACCCTCTACATCTTCTGTAGGAGTCCAATTCAAAAATATGTGATTATCTTTTAGCCTCCATCCTTTCAGTCCAGCAGATTCTTCTAAATCTGATAATTCAGGTAGCTCATAGCTCACATCCTCACTTGTTCGGATCACTACTTTTTTTACCTTAGCTATTCATGGTACATATACAGTATTCCCTTGAGAATCTGTATAGCTTGTTTGCTCCCTTTCTACTTTATATTCTCTAGCACCAGCTTGGAGATCAGTATTCCAGTAAGTCCAAAAATAATCTTCCTGTGCTGTTACAAGCATTCTCCATACTTCAGAATAAATCTCATTAAATTTATCAAGAGCCTTTGAATATGGGTAGTTTGCTGTAGAAGTGTTTGTATCTTCGTAAGCATCTTCAAATAGTTTTTGCAGTGTCATTACTCAATAATAAATAATAAGTTAAAACTGACTATTTATTAAAGAGGAGAGAGCCTAAGCCCTCTCAGCTCTTTTATTTACTAAGCTGTCTCAGTTTCAGTTTCAGTTTCAGTCTCAGTTGGTTGGAATGCAGTAATAACCATTTTCCAGATTTGCTCTGCGTTTTGGTCAAATACTTTTCCACCATGAGCGATTTGTCCAAGAATGTTGTAGTACATTCCAGCTTCAGCTTCAGTTACTTTAGCCTTGAATAATTGTCTTACATAGTTGTAAGCCTTAGCTCTGAAAGCGTAGATGTTAGCTCCTTGAATCAAGTTAGATTCGTAGATCTCAAATCCAGCAAATTTTCCAAGCCATCCTTGTACTACTGCATTTGCACTTACTTCTGTTCCTTGTAAGATTCCAGCTTGAGCGATTACAGCAGATACTTGAGGAGAGCAGATTAAGATTCTGTTATCCATAGGTACTTCCTTTTCAGATAACTTAGTTCTAAGTTCCATAATATACTCAGCTACATTAGATGTAGTCAATGTAGATTTAGTTATTATGTTGCTTCCGCTTCCATAAGTAGATAAGTGAGCATCCAACATAGTGATAATTGAATTTTCTACAGCTGTATCCATTCATTCTAGTAAATCTTGTACTCTTCCACCTTTGATAGAGTAAAGAGTCTGAATTTCCTCCAAGTCAGAGAATTTTTCTCTGTATTGGTGCAATTTATTGATTACTAAGCTTGAGTATCCAATAGTTCTATCAGATGCAGTGATGTCTGCAATAGAAGTTGCTTTAATATCTCCGCTGTTAGAGCTAGATACATCAGTCAAAGTGATTTTTGGAGAGATAGGTACTGTTACAGTATCTCCTGCTCTTTTGAGCTCTCATTCAAACTCATAGTTTGCAAATCTCATAAAAGGTTTTTTAGGAGTGTCAGATAATTTTCTCCTTAGTTCAGCAGCTAATATGCTGCGTACTTGATCTGTGTTTGCCATGTTAAAATAGGTTTAAAACTAAATAAATATTTAGCTCTTCCCCTATGTTGTTTAGTCTATTGTGATTTGAATTTAGCTCTACCAGCTTTTACATCTGCCTCTACTTGAGCAAAGGCTTCTTTAGATAGTAGTACCAATTCATCATAAGTCCGCTCTTTTATCTCAGACTTTTTTTCTTCTTTTACTATCTCAGGAGTATCTACTTTTGGTGTTTCTACTTCCTCAATAGTAACTGCTTTCTTTTTAGCCATAATTACTAAATTAAAAGTTAAATTTGCTTTACTTGTCAGCTTTCTATCTCTGCTGCCATTGCATCATAAGCTGCAGGATTTTCTTCCGCAAGTTTAGCCAATTCATCAAAAGAAATCTCCTTTCTTTCAATGTTAGAGTCTACCTTTTCTCTTCATGGATTAGGATTAGCATTGCTGGTCTCATGATAATCAGCTACTCTATAAGCCTGTTCCCATGTTAAGTTAGGATTAGCTTCGCGGATTTGCATAATTTCCTCTGGAATCTCCTCAAATCCATGCTTAGCTTTGAAGCTTACTTTTTCCTCAATAGTTTTTTCTAATTCTGCTCTGTTCTCTTCAGATACTTGCCTTTCAGCTAGATCTTTCTGTTTAAAAGCTTCCTTAGCTTGCTTCTTCTTTTTGTCATACAATTCCTTAGAGACATAGTTTTCTGCTACATCATCCTTAGAGATGTAATTTTCATCCAGATCAGCTCTTGAGATAAAGTCTGCTTCGTTGAAGTCTTCTTCTCTTCCATCATCATAAATGATTTTTGGCATGTTGTTTAGTTAGTGAATAAAAAGAATGTTGATTAGTGGGCATCCTCCACCGATATATCAGTTTGATTACTGATCCTTGATAAGAGATAGTATGGAATCCTCAAAAACTCTTCTAAATCTGAATACTCTTTGAGATCCATATCCCTTTTGTTGTAGATGGTCTTACTCATATCTTCTGATACAGGAGATGTGATGCCAGCTGTTAAAGACTGTTTCTGCTCTTCTACATACTCAGTTATCAGTTTCCAGAAATCTGAGTTTATTCAGTCTTTTAATATCCTTTCATCTATCTTATTCTGCTGGGATTTCATTTCATGCTGTAGGTCATAAAGCTGCAGGTTGGCTGTTAGCCTCATTCTGCTGTGATATATAATTACTTACCAACTGATTCTGACTAGCTCCTTGCATTTGTCCCATTCACTGCATCATACTAGCTTGGTTTTGCTGTCAGCTCAATATTAAAGCCTGTTTTCTTTTCATAATCGCCTTTGCTTTTGCTTTAGTATCTAATGCTTGTTGGTATACTTGGATGTAGATTCTGTGGTTTTCGTTCATATCTGTAATTTTTGCCACATCTTCGTTTCTGTTCAATAGCTCCAGATCTGCCATAGCTTTGTCATATTCTAATGGATAGTCATATATTCCATTTACTAGCTCTTCATCCATTCACATTACTTTGGCAAAGTCTCTAGTAAGCTGTATCTTTCCAAATTCGTTAGCCTGCTCCATCAAAGGTTGGTAACTTGCCATAAATGCTGCTTTATTTGCCTCTTCCTGCTCTCTTCTATCTATTTCTGTTACCAATGTCATGTGTAGGTCTCTTTTAGTATCTAGATCCTTTCACATTACAGTATATACTACACTTCATAATCAGTTATTTAGAGTGATATTCTTTACTGAGTTCATCTTAAAGTTTTTCTGATAGCTTCTATACCACAATACATCCCAATATCTTTTTTCTCCCCATAGGAATATTTTAAAGATAGTAGAAAGTCTGACATTCTGATTAGCTTGGAGTAATTGACTCTGTGTAGCTGTGATAGTTCTTGCATATACTCCAATACTCTGCTCATCAAATCAGATTTCTTTTGTAGCTTTTTGATCTATCATATTCTTTAGGTTGTATCAGTCCCCAGTTCATGAAGTCTGAGTCTGAATATTCTTTATTATCTCTCTGTTCTCTAGGTTTCACTTACTAGGTACATATTTTCTCTTACCTAATTTCCTGTGTGCTAGCTCCTTTCAGTCTACCATATCTGGATTAAACACAGTAATTCAGCTAAAAGTCTCTTCATGCACCTTATCTATTAGCAGATTCATAACACTTTCCTCTGAATCCTGATTATCTTTAGCTAAATCTCCTACACATAATCCATAAGGATCTCATTCTTTAGGGAAGAGCCAGCTATGTACTACTGGACATGGAATAGTTGTAGGATCTTTTTTCTCTTCAGATCTTACTGCTTCTACTTCCTCACATCTGATAAGTAGAGTTCTATCATTTGCCCACTCAGTCAGATACCATCTACCATTGAATTTAGTAAAATGTCTATAAACTGAATAGCATTTTAGATTAGATCTAGTTGTATGTCGTTCCTCTCCTATTCAATATCCATCCGCCCAAGTCATAAGTCTTTGTGTATAGTTGGATTTTAGCTTTTCTTTTAGTTGTTTCAGCTCTTTATCTGTGAGCATGTATTCAGTATTTTTATATAAGTCTGATACTTCCTCTTCTGTTAGCTCCAATTCAAAGCCATGAAAGTTAAATCACTTTACTATGTCAAAATTAGGATCAGGAATCCAGCACATAGGAGAATATAATCTCTTTTTAGGAGATTCTGTTACCTTATCCCATCATTCATCTACTGCCAAATAAATTCCATAATCCACTTCATTTGCTATTTTCTTGTAAGAGATAGTATCTTCATCTAGTTCCTCAAAATCAAACTCTAATAATCTGTTCCATGTCTTAGCATATTCTGCATCTCCTCTTTTTCTTCACTCTATTTTTACCAAAGGCTTATTCTTATATAGCGAAGATATAAAAAGATTCCTGTAAGTATACAGGCTCTTACTCCTTACTGTTTTTCAGTCTTCCATCTTATCTCAGTTTACATTATAAGAGTTAATGTAATCCTGTAAGATAGGTCTTTTATTGATAGCCACATTAGCTCAAGCTGTGTATTCCTGAGCCACTTTGGTCTGGATCTCTTCATAAGTCCATCCCTTTATTTTCTCTATCATTTCCTGAGTTGTAATATTGTGTACCATCTCTTATATTTGATATAAATTAAGATCGTGATTCAATAATTCTTCCCTTTTGATTAGTTCAGTCGTATGTTTCTATCACTACTCCTAAGTACCTAAAGGCATCACTAGAGTGGCTGCTCCAGTCGTGCTCAGGTCATTTAAAAGCTTGTCTCTTCTCATCCAATTCTTTGTGATAGTTCTTTAAGCATTTCCATAGCCAGTCAGTTTTCTCTTTATCAAAGTAACATCTTGGTAGGATAGCTCTTGCTGAGTTTATTCAGTCTAATACTGATAGCTTTGGCACTATCTGTATATCTGTAAATCCATATTCGTACATTTTCTCTTCTACAGTTTTTCATGTCTGAAGTGATCTAGCTTGGGCATCATGAGGAAGCCACATAGTCCCAAATCTGTATCATTTTTCCCTAAGCACTCCTACATAGTGAGATAGTCATTCTCAGTTATTCTCATAATGATCTATAATTCTGATTTCTCTCCCAAACATCTGCCAGAATATTACAGCTGTGGAATCATTTATCCCTAAGTCCCAAACTGTGTAGACATCTAATCATGGATCATAAGGTACGATAGTACGATGTCATGCTGTCTCTAGCTGAGTAAGTATCTCTGCATAATATGAGCCATTTATACCTGCATCAAAGCTGCAGTAATACTCTTGCTGGAATATGGCATCACTACCATTTTTCTGAATAATCTCTTTTCTCTCAGACTCTAATACTTCAGGAGCTATTGCCTTTGTATCATCTACTGTCTGAATTGATACCATCCAACCTTCATTCTCTTTAGCCATATCTAATAACTCCTTAGCATGATTATCTCATCTAGGAGTGAAATTAAATATTGCCCATCCTCCATTCTCAGCTAGTATAGGTCTCAGGAAGTCCCATACAGCAGGCGACTGGAGAGAATACTCAGAGAATATTATTCAGATAGGATTAGTTCAGACAATGGAGTCTACATTATCAGATCATATAATCTGAATAATGCTTCAGTTAATCAGCTCCACTTTCATCTCTGTGTCGTTTTTTCTCTTAATGATCTGGTCTGGAATATGTCTAAGAGTTTTCCATCAGTCTTTATCTATTCAGTCCCAGAGAGCTTTTTTACCCTGAGAGTAAGTAGGGAAGACATAATAGTAAGTTCAGACATCCTCCATAGCTTTCTTTACGATAAGATTAAAGCAGGTCTTATCTTTTCAAGCTCTACGATGTCGTACCATTATTATTCTCTTAGTTCAATTATCTATTGCCTCATAAATAGGAATCTGATAATCTCTAGGAATAAAATGGTAAGGGATAGTTAATTCTGTCATTTCTTATAAGATACAATGTTAATGTTTAAATCTCATTCTTGCTCTATTTTTTCAGTGTACATTTTATGATACTTTCAGAGCTTCTCTAAAGCTGAGTTTACATTCTTTAAGTCAAATACCTCTTTTTCTTCTCAGTTAATATTCACTGGCTGTCTTCACATTCAGATTTCTACTATCTGATGTAAATTGTCTAATACATAATCTACTCACATTTCAGCTTTCTCTACTTTCTTCTTAGCTTTCTCTGATAGGTACTCAGAAACTCTAGTATTCCCTAGTAGTTTAGGTCAATTCACTTCAGCTGTTTTTTGACTTACTCAGTACACTTTCTTATAACTAGCAGTAGCATTGAAAGTCTTTAGGTACTCTAGACAGAACATCTTTTGTTTTTCGTTTAGTTCTTTCTTCATAATGTTGGTGTCTCTATATAAACGGTTGGCATTATAATCAGTTTTTTAAAATTGGTGGATTTTTCTTTATAAAAAAAATAAAAAATCTGATTAAGAAAAAGGAGAGCATCAACTCCCCTTTAT